AGGGGCGGCGCACGCAGTCGAGCCTTGCCGACGAATTGCTGCGTGAGGCGCTGGCATATCGGCCACGCGCCCAGGTCAACACGATACCCACCAGTGAGTAATCCCTCGAAGGCGAAAGGCTCGGGCTACGAGCTCGAGATCGTGAAGGCGCACGAGGCGCTCGGCATCGAGGCGGTCAAGACGCCGCTCTCTGGCGCGCTCGGCGGCAAGTACTCGGGCGACGTGCAGATCGCCGGGCTCATTGGGGAATGTAAACGCCGGCGCAAGGGCTACAGCAGCCTCTACAAGGCGCTGGAACAGGGGTCAGGCAGCGACATCATGTTCGCGCGCGACGATCACCACAAAACGCTTGTCGTCATGCCCTGGGAGACTTGGGCTTGCATCCTGAACTGGCTCGATTGGGCGAAGAAATACCCGGCGCAACCGGGTCCCGTGGATGGCGGATCCATCCGGCAAAATGATGAGGAAAATGAAAATGGATAATCCTTTAGACGCACTTGACGCTGGAAGCGGCGCTTACTTTTCCTGGGGCTCACAAGCTAAGTCGTGGAAGATCGACGGCGCGGAGTGTCAACTCACAGGCTTTATGATCGACCCGGCCAGCATAAAAACAGGCTACGGCAAGCTGGGCAAAAACGAAACGCCGGATTGGGTCTGGGCCGAAGTGCCTGGCACAAAAATGAAGCCGCCATCTGAGGATCACAAAGTCGCTGTTTATCTCGATGTGTATGTGACAGAGGCAGATGGCGCGCCGAGCGAAGGGTGGAAGCCGTGGGCAACCAACGCTCGAGCAAGTCGCGAGGCAATCAAGTCGATTTGGGCCGAAATCCACAAGGGAGCAGTTGAAAACAAGGGCAAGGTCGCGGCAGTCAAGGTGACAGGAAGCAAGTCTGTGGAGTTTGGGCCAGCGGTCGTAAATGTGCCGGTGCTCGAGCTGGTAGGCTTTGCGGATCGTCCTGGCGACGCAGCCGTTGCACCTGCCCCGTCCTCCGATGACGACGACCTGTTCTAGGCCGCGTCATGGAGGATTGGGGATCATATATCCTGCCAGCCGCCAAGGCTGCGTGGGGGGAACCGTCGAGTGAGGGCGAGATCGAAGTGCGCTTCGGCGCACAAGGCTCGAAAGCTATTCGCCTGGATAAGGGCGTGTGGACCGATCACGAGACGGGAGAAAGCGGCGGCGTCGTGGACCTTGTGAGAACTCACCTGATCCCCGTCAGTGATCGCGAGAAGCACGGCGCCGTCGCTAACTTTCTGCACAAAGAATTTGGGGCGCCGCTCGATGACACGGCGGCGCCAGCGGAAGACATGAGTGTATTCAAGCCGGGCATGAAGCTCGTCGAGACCTATTGGTACATGAACGAGCATGGCGAAAAGCATCTGCGCGTCGAGCGGCACGAAGACGGCGCCGGCGACAAGACGTTTCGCCAATACACGGCGCGCAATCTGACGCCGAGCAAGGATAGCGCCTACTACGCGGTGCCGTACCGCCTGGACAACATCTTAGCGGCGCCAAACAAGCTCGTATTCGTCGCGGAAGGCGAGAAGTGCGTCCACGCGCTCGAGCAGCTCGGGTTGCTGGCGACTTGTAACCCGGGCGGCGCGAAGAATTGGCATGTCAGCCTGGGCAAGTGGCTCGACGGCCGGCGCGTTGTGGTGTTGCCGGATAACGACCAGGCGGGCAGCGATCACGCAGATGATGTAATCGAAAAGCTCAAGCCCTGGGCCTCAGAGATACGGCGCGTCGAGTTGCCAGGGCTTGAGCATAAGGGCGATGCGGCGGATTGGGTCGCGGCTGGCGGCACAAAAGAGCAGCTCATAGAGCTGGTGCAAAGCGCTGCATGTATCGACCTTGGCGAGATCGACACGCGTTATAAATACGCGGACCTGGTCGACATTCTCGAGCGCGAACCGGCGCATTGGCTTATCCCAGGCTATTTGCCGGCGTCCTCGCTTGCAGCCGTGTTCGGCGCGCCAGGGAGTTACAAATCATTCCTTTGCCTCGACATGCTATTGAGCCTGGCGCACGGCACCTGGTTTGCCGGCCACAAATTGCAGCAGGGGTATGTCTGCTACGTCGCGGGCGAAGGCGGTGGCGCGCTGCGTAAGCGTATCGGCGCCTGGCACCAGCATCGAGGCATCGAGCCAAAGCGCGGCGTGTTCGGTATCATTGAGGAGCCGGTGCCGCTGTCAGAAGAAGGCGCAATCGAGGCGCTGATTGCGGACCTCGAGGCCATGCGGCGGCGCAAACCGCTGCGCGCAATCTGCTTTGACACATTGGCGCGCTGCATGAGCGGCGACGAGAACAGCGCCACGGATATGGGCGAGGCAATACGCGCCCTGGACGCGGTAAAAGCGCACTTCGCGCCCGATGTGACCGTCATCGCGGTGCATCACGCAGGGAAAAACGAGGATCGCGGCCTGAGAGGCTCGTCAGCGCTCCTGGGCGCGCTCGACACAGCATTGCAGTGCAAACGCCAGGACACGCAGCTACAGGTCATCACAGAGAAGATGAAGGACTTCGAGCCTAGCGAACCGGCATGGTTTCGCGGCGAGAAGGTTTATTACCAGCGGCACATACTCGACGACGCGGAGAGCAGTATCACGCTTGAGCAGATGGATGAGGCGCCAAAGGTCAAGGCGGACCTCACTGCGGTGCAGCAAGAGGTACTCGACGCACTCACCGAGGCCATGCTCGAGCACAGCATTGCGAACCACTCCGGCATCGAATTTCGCACCGTGTCCGTCGATCAATGGCGGGACATGGCGCTGGGGTTTCAGATCACGGACGGCAACAAAACTGCGGCGCGAAAAGCGTTCAATCGGGCATCAAAAGAGCTCACCAAAAAGGGCGGACCAAAGCAACGCGCGGCGGTCAAAAATGATCGTGTTTGGCCTATTTATGACGAAGCCCGGGACAAAGGCGATCTGTCCCAGGCAAAAGGCCGGGACACTGCCCGGGACACAAACTGGGACACAGTGTAATGAGGAACACGAAGCAAAAACAATGGGTTAGCAAGCCGGGACACCAGCCGGGACAAGTGCCATGTCCCAGGACGCCGAAAAACCGGGGTCGGGACACCCGGGACACCACCCTAGGGTGTCCCGTGTCCCGTCCCGGGTCGGTTTCGGATTTAGATCGTATCGCTATAGAGATGGAATTGGTTTGGGGCGGTAATTTACAAAACCATGTCGCGCCGGAATTGAAAGCCAAATTCGAGGCGCAGCAGCAAAAGCTCGATGACGCGATTGCGTCGGATGATGACGAGCTCATTGCGAAGCGTGCCAGCGCAATGGCGAGGGCATGGCGAGCACTCGATGCGGCAGCTCGAGCAGATGGCATTAAACCAGCCGACGAGGCGTTGTGGATTGGGAGGCGTCGCGACGGCCAGCTCGTGTGCATTTACACCTCGGCGGTGTCATTCGGCGCTTTGCCTGACCACATGCCCCGCTTCAGCGTCGACGAGCTGGTCAACATGATCCCGACAGCGGCGTTGAAAGCGAAGGCGGTGTGGCCTGACGCCACAATCGAAGGTATTAGCGCCAGGGAGCTTGACGATGAAATCCCCTTTTGAAGGCAAGCCAGACACAAGGCTCTACGCGATCATGCCGGCTCGAGCGATCCAGGACGACGCGCTGCATGCCACAAGTCTGCGCGTCCTGGGCGCATTGTGCCTGCACGCCAACAAATACGGCATCTGTTGGCCGTCGCGCATCACGGTCGGCCGTCACATTAGCCGGAGTGTGAGCAACGTTAGCGGTCATTATGGTCGCTTGGTTAAAGCCGGCTACCTGCGGCGGCTACAAGGAAAGAACTATCCAGTGCCTCGGCGACAGCCCGGCCGCTGGTACACAGCGCGGTTTCAGGTGCTCTACGAGGGCCCTGAAACGCCAATGCCGACCTACGAGCAGTTCATCAGCCCAAAGCCACGCATCGTGGCGGAACTCGATGAGGCTCCCGCTCAAAAGGCGATGGATAAAAGTAAGGGGGTCCGGGGGATGCAGGCAAAATCACTCGCACAGGCGTTCTGCGCTGGCGTGGCCGCTGCGTCCGGCGTCAACCGACTGCCGGGCTCGAGCCTTAAAACAGCCGAAACCCTTGCTGAACAAGGCGTTGAGCCCGCAGCAATCCGGGATTACGCGATCCAGATGACGCTCGAGAACATCAGCTCAGGGCGACAACCGCCGCTCACCCTCAATCAGGTAGCAACCTGGGCAGGTTTGAGCTAATGTTACAATACTCAAACGAGGGCTTGGAATTTGGCATCGCGCCGTCACGGCGGACTGCCGGCGCCAGGGAGCAGGAGGGCTGCACATTGGAATCATTCAAGGCCGACGCGAGGCAAACCCGACCCCTTGCCCCCCACCCCCGCGCGCTACCACAGGGGGCCCTCGCGCGATATTTTAGGAGCTTTTGCCGATGACCTGCCCTTGCGTCGATTGCCAACGCCGCCGCGCCACGCGCCCTAGCCGCCGCGAGGTGGACCCTGTCGTCGCGGCCGTAACGCGACGCTTCCACGAGCGCAGCGCCGAAGGCATGCAGCATTATGGTGTGACGATGGCCGACAATACCGCGTCGACAAAGCAATGGATCATCGACGCGCAGGAAGAGTTGATGGACGCGATCCTGTATCTGGAACGGCTTAAGGCGGATTTCGCCGATGAGTGACGGCTGGATCGATTGCCCCGAGTGCGAAGGCGACGGGCTCATCGAGATCACGCGCGGTGGTGTCGATGCAAATGGCCCGTGGATGTCGATCATTCCGCGCCGCTGCCCAGAGTGCGATGGCGATGGCGAGGTGCCGCTCGATGACTGACAAGCCGATTTCCGTCCGCGAAGCCCGCGCCGCGCTGAATAGCCAGGACGACGACCGCCGCGATGCTGTGCGTCAGGAGCTCGAGGCCATCGCTGCGTCCGAGATCACCGACATCGTGGCGTGGGATGAGCACGGCCGCGTCGCTTTTGCGGGTTCTGAGCAGCTCTCCCCGCGCGCCAAAAAGGCGGTGAAGCGCGTCAAGGTGACGGCCACGCAGCATGGCCAGAATGTTGAGGTCGAGATGCACGACAAGATTAGTGCGTTGCGCCTTCTCGCCAAGCACCACGGCTTGCTCGAGGCGGACCCGAATGTGAACCGCCCCACACTGATCGGCATAAACTTGAAAGGACCCTCAAGCGATGAGCCACTGGACGACAAAGCTGATTAACGAATTGCGTCGCGAAAAGGGCTGGACGATTTTTAACCTGGCAATCGAGAGCGACGTGCCGCGCCAGACAATCCAGAACGTCGAGCTTGGCGAGAGTACGCCGTCCGTGGAGACCGTTGATAAATTGCTGGGAGCGATGGGTTATGAGCTGGAAGCGCTGAAGATGGATACTAATGATGAATGTTGATAACGGCGAAATCGTGTACGAGGAAAACTATTATTATATCGACCTCGACCGCATACCAGATGAGCTCGCGCTACTAGAGTGGGTCCATCACTTGTTAGCCACAAAAACCTTCCCTGACCACCAACTAAAAATGGCTGACTTTATCGAAACTGTCTGTGACAAAAAGGGCTGGCAGTTGTTCCGCAACGTATAATGGCGCGCACCGGCACAGATAAATCCAAGCGCCGCAAACGCAGTGCGCCTGACGCTGAGACCCTGGGTTCGCTGAACCTGGACTTCAGCCAAAGCCCTACGACGTGGAAATTCCTGGGCGACGATAGCTTCTTTCGCGGCCTACTTGGCCCTGTGGGCAGCGGCAAATCATATGCTTGCGCCGCCGAGGTGATGCTGCGCGCCGCAAAGCAACCGCCCTCGCCCAAAGACAATATCCGTTACTCGCGTTTTGTCGTCGTGCGGAACAGTTACCCTGAGCTGCGCACCACCACTTTGAAGACCTGGACCGAGCTGTTCCCCGAAAATCAGTGGGGGCCGCTGCGTTGGTCGCCGCCGCTGACGCACCATATCAAGCTGCCGCCGCGCGACGATGTCCCAGGGCTCGATTGCGAGGTAATTTTCCTCGCGCTCGATCAGCCAAAGGATGTTCGCAAGCTACTCTCGCTCGAGCTGACCGGCGGCTGGGTCAATGAGGCGCGTGAGCTACCTCTCGCCGTCATACAGGGCCTTACGCATCGTGTTGGTCGCTACCCCACCAAAAGCAACGGAGGTGCGCCGTGGCGCGGCATATGGGCCGATACGAACCCGATGGACGACGATCACTGGTGGTATCGCCTGGCCGAAAAGGAGCCGGTCAAAGGCAAGTACAAATGGACGTTCTTCCGCCAGCCAGCCGGCATGATCGAGGTGTTGCCAGATGCGCCAGGCGCGATACCAGCAGCGGGTCGAAACTGGGACGTAAACCCAAAGGCGGAGAATATAAACAATCTGCCCGCTGGGTATTACGAGCAGCAACTCGGCGGCAAAGACCTCGATTGGATACAGTGCTATGTGAACGGCCAGTATGTGTTCGTCAAGGATGGACGCCCCGTGTGGGGTGAGTATGACGACGTGACAATGAGCGTCGAGGGACTGACCCATAACGAGGATGCGCCGATTGTTATTGGCCTCGACTTTGGCCTGACGCCAGCCGCCGTGTTTGGCCAGCGCTCACCCGAGGGCCAGTGGCGCATTTTCTACGAGCTGGTAACGGATGACATGGGGCTGGAGCGCTTTGGCCAGATGTTGCTTTACGAGCTCAACACGCGGTTCAAGGGCTGTGAGCCAATGATCTGGGGCGACCCCGCTGGATCAGCCCGCGATCAGATATTCGAGGTCACGTCGTTCGACCATCTCCGCACCCTGGGCCTGAACGCGAAGCCGACCGCCTCGAACGATTTCGGTGTGCGCCGGGAAGCTGGCGCAGCTCCGATGACACGGCTCGTACACGGCAAGCCCGGCCTCCAGGTCGACGCGTCATGTCGCCGTCTCCGCAAAGCCCTGGCGGGTGG